CCAGCCGCTAAGTCTACCCAAGTATTACTACCCTTGTGAAGATATAATTCATTTGTGTCTGTTTTGTATATTAATTGTCCTTCACCAGATAATGATGATGGTAAAGTACCAGTAATATTCTGAACTTTAAAATTTTGTAGCTCAGTATTATTGAGGGATACGTTTTGTAAAAAATTGATAGCCATATTCTTTGTTTTTTATATATTATTAAAATTTATAGGTTAAACTAAATTTTAGTTCACCTTCTTGATCTTCGTTTTCTAAGTCTATTAAATAAGAAGGTTCTATGTATAGTTCGTTCCACACGTTTAGTGCATACCCTACACCTAAAGAAACATTTTCTTCTTCAGTGGTTACTAATCCATAGGCAAATAATTTATCGCCAAATGCATATCTGGCAACTAAATCATAGTCCTCTCCATTCATCATTACTCCTAAACTTATTTTATCCATAGAGTACATTACCCCTATGTTATCTGTTAAGTTGTCTAAACTCATTTCTTCTCCATCCGCTGGTTCACTTAACATACTTGTTACCATAAACTGAGCAGAAGCTGTAAGTGAAAATAATGTAATTAATAGTGTTAAAATATTTTTTGTCATGTTTTTTGTTTTAGTTAAAAAATGCTTTTCCTGTATGTGCAGCATTAAAAGTTATGGTTACAGAATTTAATGAATCATAATCTACATCTCCATAAACTGTAATGTTTGCACTGTTTACAACGCTTACTGAGGGGTATTTGTTTAAGTTATGTGTTACACTCCACGTTGCTGATGCTACGTCTTGAGAAAACACAAAGTTTTTGTCCCCAGAACTCGCTGATGCATACGTCAGCAAAGATATGAAATAATCTTTGTTGTCTATTAAGCTACCTGTGCTGGCCTGATTAGTTACTCCAATATCAAAAAAATTAGTTTCTTGAGCATTTTGAGTAGCGCTATTCCAAGAATATATACCGAACTTTGAAGGGTCGTCAGCTTGTGATATTACTACAGTAGACCCAACTAAAGGAACTGTGTAATAAGAGGATACGTCTATTAAAGAAGCTAATTGAAATTTACTTAACATAAAACTACTTATAGTGTTAAAAGCAGGACCCCCTATATCAGATGTAGAAAAAGATATTGTTCCCGGCTCTCTTGTCTCTCCTGTTTTCCAGTTCTGAAAACGGTATTTTAATGCGTTTACCTCTATTTTATTAAAGGTGTTTAGAAATATTGCAACAGCATCTGCGCTAAAATTTACTGTTTTGCCATCGTTAACCATATCAGAACCAATCCACTTATCGGTTCCAACTACTACATTTTGTAATGGATAACTTACTATTCTGGCCATTTATTTGTTTTTTATCCTTGTTCCTTTTTCATATGAGCGCCCACCAAAGTAAGCCGCTACCGTTGTCATAAGTAAAAGTTTTAATAATTCTTTCCACTCATCGTCAACTACAAAGTTAATAAATCCTGAGTCAATAAAAATAAGCACGATTGTACTTAGAATTAAAAAAATTAATACAGCTGGCCTTACTGTTTTAGACAAACGACTATCAGAAGACATATCGCTTTTCCACCTTTCGGTTACATTTTTTTGCTCATCTGCTACGCTGTCAGCAAAAACTTGCATCATTTGTTTTTTAAATTCTTTTTTTTCGTCAGGCGTTTCAACAAACTTGTCTACCACCTCACTTACTTTATCAGCAACTTCTAATCCTGCTGATCCAAATATTTTACTCCATATATTCATATATCTTTATATTCTGTTTTTGCATCAAAACTTGGACATTCTTTACTTGAAAAATCTCTATGTCCATATATCTTTGCTTTAGGATGAAACTTTCTTAAAGTTTTTAATAAAAGTATTAAAGACTCTTTTTGCTCATCTGTTCTTGTGTCTTCCCATTTACTCATCTCTTTATCCATACCTCCTATATAACAAATACCTAAACTGTTAAGGTTATGGCTTTTAACATGAGCGCCATACCTATCTACCATTCTACCGTATTCAATAGTACCATCTAATCGTATTACAAAATGATATCCTATATCGCTCCAGCCATTTCCTTTAACGTGCCAGTCTCTAATGTCCTCTGCTGAGAAATCTTTGTTTCGGGGGGTGGCTGAGCAATGAATTACAATTTTTTCTATTGCTCTCATTTATTACTTATTTTTAAGCGTATAAATTCTGTCGTCTAATCTGTTTAATGTTTCTTTCATTTCTAACATTTCTGTTTTTATAAATGTTAGCTCTTTTTGGATTTGAATCATTTGTTCTACTGGAACTTGAGAAGGCTCAGGTAATTCTTTAGCTTCTTGAATATCTGCCTGTAAGCTATAATACATACCAACAAATCCAGCAATAAATACAGCTATAGTAAAAAAGTTTTTTGGACTTAAACTAAACTTTGTATCTTCTGAAAGAGTTATCATATTACCAGATTGCTATACAGTTATTATCTGCTTCATCAGTGGTCCCTGTTTTAAACAGCTGAACAACTTGAACAGGTAAATATTCCCCAACAGGAAAGTTACTAAATGTTACAATGCTTCCTGCGGTAGTTTTTACTTTTACATTAACAAATGAACCTGCTACTGTCATAGTAGTCAAACTACTTCCAACGTATAATAAACAGCCTTCTCCAGATGCTATTCTTTCATTAAATCCTACAGGTCCTGCGGTAAATATTATATAATTTTCATTACCATCAGGAAATAGATCAGTAGCAAAAGAAATTGTATCAGTTGAATCAACTGCTGTAACTGCTCCTGAAGTATTGTCAGTAGTGTTATAAACTATATCCCCTACATTTACAGTAGAAAAGTTTGCAGTAGTATCTTTTAATTTATTAGTAACATCAGTATCTGCTGTTCCTGTTATTTGTGGTAAATCTGGTGCTGGGATTGGTAAAGTATCACTGGCTATTATGCTTAATGAAAGACCAGTATTTACGGTAATTTTTGGGTATGCCATGTTTTTTTATTTGAGGTTAAAAATCTCTTTTATCTTTTATATGGAAACGCTCTGTTAAGAGTGTCTCTTCTTTGACCGCAACCGCAGTCTTCTTTTCCCATTGCCTTTGCCATATTATTAGCAAGTTTATCTATACCTGTGGCTTTTGTAACCTTAGCTATAGTATCTCCTAATCCTCTGGACTTGTTGTTTAGTCTATCTTGCATTTACATTCATCATATGCACACTTGTCAACCTTAATAGATAGTTTGTCAAGTAATACGTTCCAATTACATCTTAAATGATAATACAAAGATATTAATTTTTCTTTCATGTTTTTAATTAGTTTGGTCATAACGCTTTCTCATATTAAAAGCAGTTTTTGGTCTACTTGTAACATACACCTTTGGCTTAACTTCTTCTTTAATTTCTTTTGTTGGTTTTTTTAAACCAGAAATTGTAGGGTCAGCCCCCATTTTTTGCTCGTATGAAATATTTGGTTTTTGCTCAGGGTCAGTTTTTAATAAATTCTTTCTTTTACCCTTAGCGGTTTTCTTTTTAGCCATAATAAAATATATTTAATTAGTATTTAACTTCTGTTTTTACAACCAAAGTTATTAGCATAGTTAGCCATTTTAACAACGCTTTCAGAATACTTATCAGTATTTTTCATTACAGAAGCTGCTGCACTACAAGCATCTTTAAAACCGTTGCGTTTAGCCCACGATGTAAATTTACCTTGATTGCTTTTTTTTATTTCTGGAAAAGCTCCTTTTTTCTTAGTACGACCTGGCATCTTTTATGATCTTAAGTGGTCGTGAGTTTTCCAAGAAGATGTGTGTCTGTATGACATTCCTTTGTCAGCTCCATAAGCATGACCATACATCTTTTTTGACATTGCTTTAGATTCATCTCTTCTGTCTTTCATAGACTGTGAGTGTTTTCCTTTGTGTCTTCCACCTAAAGACTCATCTAATCTTGCATTATATCCTTGTTTCATTTTTTTATTTTTTAATAATTAATAACCTGAACTCATTTTCTTCTCATCTCCATATCCTGGATTATCCTTCTTTTTACCTCCCATAGTTTTTGCAAACTCAGCAGCTTGTGCTTTTCCTACTGCATTATATGGAAATGTTTTTTTCATGTTTTTCCCACTATCTGGGCATTTGTATGTTACTGTTGGCATAGTTAAGCGTTTTTATTTTTTTTATTTCTTAATGCTGCAAAATCACTACCAGTTATTTTGTCAAATGGTGGGGTCATTGCAGCTATTTTTTTCTGTCCTGCTGACAACTTATCAATAACTTTGTTTTTAAAGTTAATACCGTTGTAGTCTTTTTTATTCATTTTAGCCATAGTGCAAATATAATAATTAATTTTTTAGCATCTCCAACGTCTCAAAGCCATAGCTTTTCTTGTTGGTCTTCCTTTTTTATCTTTTAATGGTCCCTTCATTCCTTTCATTCTTGCACAAAAAGATTTTCTTCTTGCTGCTCTTTTTCCCGTAGGGTTCTTTTCTGTTACCGCTGTTTTTAGTTTACTTCCAGGATTTGCTCTTCTATAAGCCCTTACTCCTTTTTCAGTCATTCCTGCGCCAGATTTAGTTGACCTATAGTTACCACCTTTGCCAGTAGTTCTTCTAATTTGTCCTTTTTTTGTTCTACCTTTTGTTGCCATTATGATCTAACTTTTGCTGCTTTAGTATTACTAACTACTGTTTTGTTTGACTTTTTCTTTTTTCTTGCTGTAGCAGCTAATTCTCTTTTAGATAATGAACGTGCTTTAGCTAAAGGCAGACATCTGTCTGGCTTTTTTTTATTTTTTGAAGTACCGCATGGTCCTTTTATTTTTCCATCAGTTCCAATACGAACCCATTTCTGGTCTCTCCATTTTTTTAAAGCTCCAGCCATTACTTTTTCTTTGGCTTAGATTTTATGCTTTTAAGCATTTTGTCAATTTTAGCAGCCTGACCTTTATGCATAGCAGATGCTTTTTTTAATTCAGAAGCTATTTGTTTTAATTTATTTTTATCTATCATTTTCCTTTTGATTTTTTTGCGTAATTAGGGTCTTTACAATATTTACTGGCAGCCATATTAGCATAAGCACTTGGATAAGTATCAAATGTTCTTTTTGCCCACGCTATTCCTGCTGCACATATTTTACTTCCTTTCTTTTTAGTTCTACCTTTTTTTGCCATATACTTTTTTTAATATAAATTTACATAACTTCTAAATTTTGGCCTTTTACCTATTTTGTTTCTCATTTTTGACTTAGTCTTAATAGAAACAGGAGGTGGTACGCTACCAGATAGAGCATTTATGGCTGCATTTTTCATAGCATCTTTTTTCTGCTTATCTTTTTTTAATTTAGATTTAACATTATCTTTTAAATCTTTTTTTTCTTCTTTTGTTAAATAATGGTCTGGCATAATTTTTTTGTTTTAACAAAGATAATTAAATTTCAATATTCTTTTGTAGCCATCTAAACGCTTTGTTTACTAAACTGTTTTCTTTTTTCTCTTGTCTGGCTAAACAAACCTTGCATAATGAATCAGAAACAGTAATTCTTACAGAGTCTACTACTTGAGTTACAACTATCTTATAATCAACAACTACACTGTCACTGGTAATTAATTTTAAATTATTTAATTCGTAAATACTGTCAGTATATTTCTTTTCTATTTTTTTAATATCTCTTTTTTTTCTCCATAAATCTTGCTCCAGCAAGATTTTTTGTTTTTTTTGTTTATTAACCTGTTGTATTGTTACATCTGCTAAACTATCTACGTTAATTACATTAAAATTTTCTGGCTCAGGAAGAGATTCTGGCTGAGAACAGGATATTAAAATAAAAAACAATATATATTCAAACCTAATCATTGATTTCTTGTAGCGTTTGTATAAATTTATCATTTAACTTTTTATAATCACTTCTTAAAGTAATTACTTCTTCCTGTAATGCTTTTATCTGATTTGTTAAAGTTGTTTTATTATCTATATATAAATATCCAATAGCAATTAAACAAAAGAAAAGTAATCCTGTTACAGGATTAGCAGCAAAGTCTTTAAAATCTATAGGTGATTTCATTTATTCTGGTATTACTAAAATATAACCATGCTCTTCCATACTTGCCTCTACATATGCGTCATCATATGATATAAAGTCTCCACTATCTAACATATCTATCATAACTAAGCCATCTAATGTAAAAATATAATCTTCAACTTCTCTGTTAGGTAAGATATATTCGTTTAAATAATCAAAATATTCTTGAGACCCTTTTATTATTTCCATTTTTGTATTTTTACAAAGATAATAATTAAATTAAATGAAATATTCTCACGATTACCTTAAATACTGGAGGGTAATACGCTATTGGGTAAAGGCAAAGTATGGTATTGGCACGCCTGATATTGACATGATCTTGTTTTTATACAGCGAAGATTACTTTAATAAAACTAAATTTAAAGAATTTGAAGAGCTTATGTCTTGGAATGAAAAAAGATTTGACAATTTGCTTAGGGATGGCTTTATTCAAGTATGGAGAAAAGGATATGGTAAACATACTACCTTATATGAACTATCACACAAAGGAAAAACAATAGCCAGAAACATATATCGTAAATTAAATGGAGAAGAAATCTCTGAAACAGCTCACTTGAACCCTTTATTTCGTAAAGATGCGTCTTATACCGACAAACTTTACAGAAATTCTATAAAGGAAATGAATAAATTTATAAAACAACAACGATATCTCTCTCAGCAATAACAGTATAAGTAGTATTATTGAGCATAAGGCTAAAGCCAGCAGACTTATCAAAATATATAAGGTCTTCTGATTTAATATTCTGGACATCTGTTCCTGGTTGTATTACTTTTGCTTTCTTATATCTAAACTCATCTACATCAGAAGCTGTTAATAATAGACCTGAATCCGTTTTAACCTCTTCTTCTATAGGTTGTATTATAACATTTTTACCTATTGCTATCATTATCCTCTTTTATTAGTTACTATAGCGTTTGTACTGAGTATTGTTGTAGAAACACTAACTGCATTTATCAATGCGTTCTTAGTTACTTTAAGTGGGTCTATAACACCCATCTTAAACATATCTCCAAACTTTTCATTTTTTAAATCGTACCCAATATTATGAGGTTTATCAAATATATGATTTATTATTGAATCATATTCTTTACCTCCATTATCTAATATTTGTTTAAGTGGAGCTAATAATGCAGACCTTAAAATTAATAAAGCTACTTCCATGTTATCGTCTTTACTTTTATATTTGTTTAGCATTATTCCTGCACGCAATAAAGACACTCCTCCTCCGGCTACAATTCCTTCTTCAAGTGCTGACCTGACAGCACAGACCGAGTCATCAACTCGGTCAAATTTTTCTTTTTGTTCTACATCGCTATATCCTCCAACATATATACAGCCTATTGATCCCGCCAAACTCGCTATTCTTTCATTAATAAACTTCTTGTCTACGTTTTTTTCTACCGACTCTCTGGCTTCTACTAATTCATCTATTCTTTTTTGTAATTCATCTGATACTGTATTTTCTTTTAAAATTATTGTATTGTCTCTTGATGCAATAATTTTATCAGCATGACCTAAGTGTTCAGGCCTAATCAAACTTAAATCATCACCAGTCTTCTCACTAAAGTATTTAGCCCCTACAGCTAAAGCAATATCTTGCATCAGCTCTTGAGTCTTATACCCAAATGATGGTGGGGCTATATTACAAAACTTTAGTCCATTACGAACTACGTTAGCTGCAAGTGTATTTATTACATTTACTGAACATGGTGCAATAATCAATAGTTTTTCTCCGTTGTTAATTATTGGTTTTAATACATTTTCTATTTGTAATATATTATTTATCTCTCCATCACAAACTAATATCTTTACATCTTCAAGTATACACTCATCCTTTTTGTGGTCATTAATAAATAAATGAGTTGAATAACCTCTATCAACTTTTATTCCATTTGTAACCTCAGCATATGTTTCTGATGACTTAGACCTTTCTACTGTAACAATACCGTTGATACCAACCTTGTCATAAGCATCAGCTATGATTCCACCAATCTCGCTGTCATTGTTTGCAGATATGCAGGCTACATCTAACAACCTACCCTTAGTTACTTTTCTTGAATTTTTTTCTAATGATGATATTATGTCTTTACAAACTTTATTTATATTTCTTATAATCTCAGTTGTATTGTGTTCTGGTTTTATAAACTCTTGTCCTGCTTTTACAATAGCTTCAGTTAATACAATAGCAGTAGTTGTCCCATCACCTGCTGTGTTAGCAGTTCTGTCTGCTGCTTCTTTCATCATTTGAACAGCGAGATTCTCAATTGGATCATCCAACATAATAGCTCGGGCTACAGTTACTCCGTCTTTTGTTATTGTCATTCCTGAAGTATGATTAGATGATTCTAACAATACCGTTTTACCTAATGGCCCTAATGTGCTCTTTACTGTTTTTGCAATGGCTGTAATTCCTGAGATTAACTTAGACCTACCCTCATCATCAAAGCTCAAAGACTTTGCAGTATAGGACGTAGTAGGATTAATGAATTGTGGGTTTGACATAGTATTTAATTTAATTAGATTAATGCAAATATATAAAAATTAATAACAAATATTATATGTCGTCTTTCCAAATTAAGTAGGTCAAAATCAAAACAGAGGAAACTTTTGAAATACTTTTTTATATATTTTTTTTTATACTATACTAACTTAAATACGACATAAAAATATAAATAATAATATAATATATTAATAATCAATAAGTTAAGTTAAGTTATCTAAAGTTTTGAAGCCGTCATAAAAGCGACATAAAAGCGGAATAAAGCGACATAAACACGACATATACAAAAGAAAAGAGGACCATACAGTCCTCTCTCCACTACTAATCAAACTAACAACGGGAAGTTTTAAAATTCGTAGATATCTTTATCACCATCCATACGCATCTTAGCTCTTTCAATTCCATCAGCGATACAATCAATCTTATATTGCTTTTTCATTTGCTGTCTATATAGAGCTGCTGTTTCAATTCCAGACTTACCCATAAAATCAGGACGACCATTTATTAGTCTACCGTCTTTTACATACAGTCCGTCTACGTTATCAGAGATAGTGCTTGCCGGTGAGATTCTTTTATCGTATGCCATGATCTTTTTTTTGTAAAGATAATAAAAATATATTAGATAATTAGGGGTTGAGGGTACTACCCCGTTATACGCACTGCGACTGCGTTAGAAAAACGACATTTTTTGTTGGGGGGGGTTGCTGATTTTGTTTTTTTCTGCTGATTGTTTTGGCTTTTGCTTTTTGGTCTGTTCGTTTGGCTTTTGGTGTTGCTGGTGTCCGTTGCTGGTGGTGTTGTTGCTGTCCCTTTGTCCCTTTCTCCTGACGCTTTGCCGACCTTCCCCCAGTTCACGCAGTTGGTTGCTTACCTTCCCTCTGCGAGTAGCCACAGACCGAACACGAACGAACGCAAACAAAACCGACCGACAAACACCAGTATAAAATATTGATTTTCAGAGAGTTATTAACAATGATATATAAATTTATCAACAATTAAAGTTTTTTATTAATTATGTTTGTTTTATTCATTTTTTTTATTATCTTTGTACAAAGTTTATAGACAAGCTATGAACATAACTAAACAGACAAACAAATGACAAAAAGAATCCTATCACTTGCAGAAGCTGATGCAAAACAAACTATAAAAGAGTCAAGCTTCTGGACAGAAAAAGATTTAAATAAATTAACTCAATGGAACTCAGAGGAATTAACACGAATTAAAAACGCACTTTTGCGAGGTCGTTTTTATTGTGGTGTTGATAGTGTCAGTAAATCAGGAATGAGCAGAAAAATCCGATTAGCTTATATTTATAAAAACAAATTAAGAAAAATAACAGACCCATATATTTTAAAACTTGCAGGATGTGATAAGAATGGAAGAATTTCAGGATGTGGGATGGATATGCTATTTAAAGCTCAATACAACTTATTTCAAAATTTGCATAGAAGCTACAAAGAGGCACACTATCAAAAACGAATGCCCTCTTATAATAATTTATAGACATTCTGAAGAGCCTTCAGGAGGCGAAACAAGAGCAAATTTGCTCTTGTCAATGTCGGGAATAGTCCCTTAATTAACATACTAACAAATGAAAAATTTAAAATTAAATCAGAATACTAACTCTTTGTTGTACGAACAACAACAGAAAGAATTGCAATTAAATCTTTGGAAAACGATACCAATGCAAACAATGCTAACTATTTGGGAAGAGGTAGGAATAATGCCTAATGAACAATGCAAAATAGTTATAGCAACTGCTCCTGAATGGGTGGAACTTGTCCTTAAAAATGATTATTCAGTTTTTGATGTAGTACACGACTTTACAAACTTAGCGAAGGAAGAACCATTTTTTGTCCCTCGTATTCTCTAATTTGTTTGTTTGTTTACGATTGCCTCACTATGCGAATAGTGGGGTTTTCGTAGTAGAGGGCTAATCCTCGCAAAATTAAAAGCAAACAAATGAAACTTAAAAATTTTTATATAAAAAAATATCCTTCTGATGATTTAGGAGGAGAAATAAATAGCAAAGCTACATTTATAGGTTTATTAGATAGATTACATAAAAGAAAAGATATATACAACTATTTAGAAGTGAGAGATAGTGTAATCAGAGAGAGATTATTTCAAGAACTTTCTGATTTAGTAGAAGAAGATTACAGTTATATTTATAACATTTGGACTTCTGGATTTAAGTCCTGTTAAAACAAAATTAAGATGAACAAACTTATAAAACAAATTATTGATTTAAGAGATAACACACCATGCAAAGAAAATCTACAAAGATGTGGTTGTGAACAATTTGATGATATATTAGACCAGTTAATTGATTTAGAAGAAAGACTACAAAAATGTAATAAACTAATCAATGACCCTAAACATTCAGAAGATGAAGAATCCCCCCATTATTTTTCAGATGGAGAAACCATAGATTATATAAGCATACAATTAAATAAAATTTTAGATGATGAATAAATTAATAATACAATCAGAAGAGGATTACAGAAATATTTGCAACCATTTATATGATGATAATGCTCAAATTTTAGGTTATCAAATACAACAAATTAAAGAGACAACTTGTGGAGAAAAATACAATGTTTATTATAATATGGAGATAGATTTAAGCAATGCTCCTTTATTAGAAGAAAAAGATACTGGAAAACAATTCAGGCAAGTATTTTCTGCTCCAAAAAGTGGAGTATCTTATTATATAAGAGAAGGGGAAAAATTATTTTTAGACTCTTCAGGAGTTACAAGACCAAGCAGAACAGAAAAGCATCATATGGGAATGGGAATTTATATGTCGGATGCTATGTTTAAAAAATGTGAATACGAACAATTAACTTTATTTTAAAAACTTAAATAATTAACTATGGATAAATTTGAAAAACAAATAGAAGAGATCACGACAATAGAAAAAGATAATACTGGTACAACTAAATACATTTGGGAAACGTATTATGATGTTTCCCAGTACATACAAAACGAAATAGATTATTTTGAAAGAGACAAACAAGAGTTTCTTGTTAGTATATTAGGAGATGAAGATAGAAAACCCTCTGATGTTACTGATGAAGAAATTGAAGAGCATTTTCTTAATGATTATTATATAGGAGAAAACCATTGGGTATTTTTTACAGAAGATTTAGAAGAAGAATTTAAAAAGCATATAGGAAAGACAATATATGTTGAAGGAAGAAATATAGGATGGATGAATAGAAGTGGACACAAAGAATTTGAATTAACTGATACAAAACAAATATTTAATGAAATTGCTCCTGAATGTGACTTATCTTATTATATAACAAAAGAAAAAGAGGGGCAATATGAAGTGAGATTACACCACCACGATAGTCCTATGGGAGAATATTATGAAATAACAATAAAAGATAATAAAGAGAGTAAACCTCAGCCTTTATTATATTCAGAAACAAATAAAATTAAATAAATGGCTTATCAATATAAATATAGTTTTAAATTCTTGAGATTTTATAAAGAATTTTACGAGGAAGATGGCTATGTATGGTCACTAAGAGAAGTTGAGCAAAAATTAATAGAAGACAATATAATAGAATATAAATTATGAAAAATTACAATAAAGAAGAAATAGAGTTTTATAGAGAATGTTTAAAAAGAGAATTAAACAAACCTTTACATAAACAAGACTTTATGTATATGAGATATTTAGATGAAATTATAAATAAATTAAAATTAAATAGAAATGAAGGTAAAAATAATAAACAGAAGTGTATATCATAAGATAGGAGAAGTAGAAGTGGAAGTGCCTAATGGAATGGAATGTAATGATATACACGAATATATTCTTGATAATCCTGAAATATATGAAAACGAAATGGATATTGCTGTGAGTAAAGCAAGTTATGAGTTTGGATTCGGCTTAAAGAATGATGCAGGATTAGATGAAAAAGATAGTGAAAGCGAATGGAGATTTGAGTATGGAAAAGATAGAAGTGGAGGACACTTATAAAATTAAATATTAACTTAAATTAAATAATTATGCCAAATTGGGTTTATAGTGGAATTAATGTTTCTTCGCCACTTACAAAAAAACAAGAAGAAATAATTGAGAAAATAAAAAAGGTCGGAAGTATTTGTCAATATTACAAACCAAGACCAGAAGAGTACAATTTTGTTTCAGGATTTGCTAACATAAATGGAAAAAAATGTAAATACTGGAGAAGAGAGGAGATAGATGGGGTAATGACTGAAATACCTATTGATGAAAGCGAGATTGACAAATTAGTAGAAAAATATGGGTTTCGTGATTGGTACGAATGGAGTTTACACAACTGGAATACAAAATGGGGAGATTGTAGTTTAGAAATAGATCATTGTTCTATTTCTTGTGAATTAAGATTTGAGTCAGCTTGGTCTCCTATCTGTGATAGTATTTTAGAAATGTTTGCAAAAGACTTTCCTGATTTTCATTTTTGGTATGAAGAGGAATGTGAATGGGGAGGAGAAAAGAATTATGTAGAAGGAAAGTGCGTATACGAAAGTTCTTATGATGAGCCACAATGGAGAGAGGAAGAAGAAATAGAAATAAAAGGGCTAACTGTTTTTGCTTCATATTTAGAAGAAAACCATCCTCTTTATGATGATGGGGTAGGATATTATGAAGAATATTGTAGAGACCAATATTTAGGCAAAAACATTGAAGAAGCTGTTAACACTTTAGAAAAATGCGTAAAAGAAGCAAATGAAAGGCAAAAAAATAAATCATTAACTTTGTAATAAAACTATGAAAAAGTTTATTGTAACTTATAATGGAAATCTATTTGGGTCTGAACAACCCAAATATGAAATATTCTTAGTTTCTGAAAAAGAAACACTTATGTCTTATTTGTATGATAATTACATAAAAGAAAAAGGTTACTGGGAATTGTCTCCGGAAAATTTTAGATCACACTATCATAGCATAGGAAAAAGGTTAGAGACTATGGTTAATGATTATGCCTTTACAAAAAGGGAAAATGATATAGAATTATTTGATGGAGAATATACCAGTAAAATAGAGATATTTGATGTTATAGATATAGAAAGAAGTTATGCAGTTATGACTGAAGTAGACATTTGTCAATCTTATATTGTATCAAAAAAAGTTTACGACAAAATATTAAACCAAATAGACAACCTTCGTATATTATATAATGAATTAGATGGAGATAATGTAGATTATTCAAATGAATTTGAGTGGCTATCCAATTATGAATCTGTCTTTTTTTCTAATGAACACATGGATTATAACGACTTTGATTTTAACTCAGGAGATATAAAAGAAGTTAATATTATAGGAGGAAGTAGTAACACAGAGAGTTCGTTAGAAATAACATTAATAGACCATTTTGTTATAAAGCAATTATAAATTTGGTTATTAATTATTTATTTAGTATTATTGTCACATAAATATACTACTTATGAATAAATTAACTAAAAACGAGGAAAGAGAGTTTAATCATCTGAAAAAAATTTTGTTTAACAAGAAATCTTTTTTAGATGTAGATTTTATTTCTAATCAATTATTGCTTAACCGATATAACGAATTAGCAAATAAAAAAACACAATCAATACTAACGAAAGTTGAATAATTGTTGTTGTGTAAATGGGGGGAAGTTGTTATCCTTCCCCCTTTTTTTTAATTAAAAAATATATTATGAAAAAAATTACCCCAAGAGAAACCAAATCATATAACGACTGGATGGAATACATACACGAATGTATTAGTAAAAAGAAAAAACCGGATTGCGAACAAAGAAAGTTAAACCAGTATCATCAGCTTCGTGATCTAAAATATCAAGATTTAGTTAAAAGAGGAGTGATAGAAGATACAGATGAAAACTATGAAAAGTTTGATGTAACTGAATATGAATACCATACATCTTCAATAATATGGGAGTAGAATTAGTAAGCAGATGTTGTGGAGCATCTTTTGAAGAGGTAGAAGAAGTGGAATCGTGGGATGAAATTTATATCTGTGATGAATGTTTAGATTTTTGTGAAGTACAAAACGACTATGATTACAGAGGGCTTAGGCTTTACGATATAGCAGAAGCAAGAGAAGATGATAAAAGATGTGGGCTATGAAAGAGATACACGAACTGATCTTAAAAGAAAAGATGAAGAAAAAACCAAACCGGAAGTATATTCAATGGTTGCAAAAGTTAAATCAAGACATCTTAAAAAAAATAATAGTAGACAACTATAAAGAGTAAGAGGAGGGAATTTTCCCAATAATTAATGGGTACTGCCCAAATATTAAATGTTGCCTCTTATATAAAGAGGGATGGTTATAAAGGCGATATTGCCAAAACACGTTAATACTATTAATCATCCCTCTTAAATAAATTAAATTAAATGAAAGAACTATCTAAAAGTTTAATCTTCCAGGAGAATCAGAAAAAGAAGATTAATAAGTATAATGTAAACAATCGTACAAACCTTATTGAATTTGATAATTATTTTAAGTATTCTGGAATGATAGAATACAAGAAAAGATTTATTTTAGCTGAAGATAGGTACGAATACATGCCTTATGAAAGAGAAATAGTATGTAATGATATGAGTAAATATAAATTTAAAAAAAAATTAAATGAAACCAGTTAGGAAAACCCCTGAATATTATATAGGTAAAAACAATTACCATGCCTCTGAAGTGGTGTATGGATTTTCTGCTACATATAATGTCGGTACAGCCCTCACTTATTTGATGCGTTGTGGAAAGAAAAAAGAAGAGGGTATGTCAGATATAGCTAAGCATATAGAAGATATAGAAAAAGCAATTCATCATCTACAAATGGAGATAAAACAATTACAAATTGACAATTTAATTACTGAAGGGATGAGCTATGAAAAAGCAATAGCAACCTTAGAAAGAATCAATGATCTCCAAAATAAGTTTAATAAAAAATAAAAAAAACTTGTATAATATTTATATAAGTTGTATAATTGTAAAAAATAAAATTAAATGAAGAAAGATATTTTTGACGCATATGCGGAGGCGGTAGCTGACAAGTTCCACCTTACATTAGGCGAAATGTACACCAAAACTCGTAAAAGAGAAATCGTAGAGGCAAGACAAATGTTATATTTTCTGGCACAAGAAAGACCAATTAGAATATCGTACATAAAAAGATTTATGGAAGAAAATGGTTTACCAGTTGAACATTCAACATTAGTTCATGGTTATAAAAAAGCAAAAGCATTTGTTGAAAGCGACCCAGACTACAAGCATATACTTGAAGAAATAAAGAATAAAGTGCAGTAATGTATTCGTTAGATCAGTTATATAATCAAGCCTTACAAAAAGACCCATTAATTTTACACAAAGAGTTAGGCACATCTTTAGTTAGCTATGGATTTAAACTGCAAAAGTTTGAAAGTAAAACAGAAATATTAAACTGTTCCCGAAATGGAGATTACTTTCAAGAGTTAAGCGATAATGAATATAAATTATTTCAAGAGTATGGTTGGGAAAAAGGTTGTATTGTAATGAGCATTAATAATTGTTTGCATAAATTACAACTGATTGAAGATAAAATGAGGTTAGAAGTAAACACCAGGAAGAACGATAAGTTTATAAAAAACTTAAAAGCAAAAAGAGAATACATACTACAAAGATATTCTTACTACACTAAAAAACTAATTAAATATAATAAAGAAAATGGATAAATTAAAAACCATCAACATAAAGGGAAAGGACTACGTTGAAGTTCACACAAGATTAAAATACTTTAGAGAAGTTTATTCTGAGTATAGTTTAGATTCTATTGTTTTAGACAAAACATCAGAGTCAATAATGATTAAAGCAGAAATAAAAGATTCTACTGGTAGGCTTATTGCCTCCGGTATTGCTGAAGAATATAAAGGATCATCATACATAAACAAAACATCTTATGTAGAAAACTGCGAAACATCTGCTTGGGGTAGGGCTTTAGGTAACTTTGGTATTGGATTAGATACATCAGTAGCTTCAGCTAATGAAGTAATAAATGCGATTGGAAATCAAAAGAAAACAACTCCAGGAGTTAAGACAAAGGCAACATTAGATATAGGAGATGAAAACTGGAAAAAGGTTTTAAGCTATGTTGTTTCTAATAAAGAATTAGGCCTGCCTACTATTGTTAAAAATTTAGAAAGCAAGTATAACATAAAAGCATCTGTTAAGAAAGAAATATCTAAGCATATAAAATGATAGGTATTTTAGAAAAACTTAAAGACGATTCTTTTTATTATGGAGAGTATGGTCAGCAATGGCTATCTAATTCTGATATATATACTTTGCTTAATGACCCATTACAATTCAGAGTACCTAAGGAGCAAACAAAAGCTATGTTGGAAGGGAGATACTTTCATACTGCAATATTAGAACCTGAAAAGATACAAAATTTTATAATAGCAGATGTAAACAGCAGAAATACTAAAAAATATAAAGAATTGGTGGAGGAGCATGGGCAAATGTTACTGCTTCAAAAAGAAAAAGATGATATAGATAGGGCTATATTGACTATAAAAAGTAATATGGATATGGCAGAGGAAATATACCATCCATCAAATGAATTTGAAGTTCCGGCAGTTAAAAATATTATGGGCTTAGATTGGAAGGGAAAGGCAGATATAATATGTGAAGATAAAATTATAGATTTAAAAACTACATCAGATATTTTAAAGTTTAGATCATCAGCATATAGATACAACTATGATAGTCAAGCATATATATATCAGAAGTTATTTAATAAGCCAGTTCATTTTTACGTTGTAGATAAAAATACTTTACAATTAGGATTGTACATTCCCTCTGAAGATTTTTTAAAAAATGGTAAAGAAAAGGTAGAAAACGCAATATTTATTTACAATACTTTTTTTAGCGAAAATTCAACTGAGGATATAAATCAACATATTATATATGAAACATTATAGAAATATTATATGGCATAGAAAAATTTTTTACGTTGTAAAAGTTGTTTTTAAGGTAATAAAATATTATCTTTCTAAGCTATCTTGGAAACGAGAAATATTTATAGTAGAAGTTCCAACTACTATGAAAAGCGAACAGGAAAAGCAAAAGCTAATGACTGACGTTTTAGAAATTTTGGAACACCAAATTAAAATACATTAAAATATGGAAGATAAAATATATGTAGGAAGTGGTACTGAAAAGTTTGATGGTAACCTTGTTTCTTGCAGTTTATGTTTAAGCGACTTACCTAAAGAGCACGTCTTTGAGTATAGTGGTAAAAAATATATAAAACTAAACGTACAAAAGAAGAAACAAGCTGATGAGTATGGGAAGACTCATTATGTTGCTGTTGACACTTGGAAACCTGAGCCAAAAGCTGAGCCAGTTTCAGCTAATGCGGGCGATCCAGACTTACCCTTTTAATAATTAGGCACTATGAAAGTGGCCCACAACGGGCAAATAATTTTATTAACCTTATTAAATTTTAATTTGTGTTTCATAAATTTTAAATGTTAAACTTTTGTAGTGCCTTTTTTTAACTAACAACAATGGAGATAACTATTTTTAAAGATATTAAAGACACATCACAGCCTTTTTACAGAACTGTAGAGGTGGTTTTAAAAAGAATTGAAGAAGGAGCATCAAAAGATGCTGTTAAAAAAATACGTTCTGAAAAAGATAAAGAAGAAAGAAATAAATTAAAAAAAACTTTACCGGCTGTTTGTTTTAGTGGTAAATTTAAAAAAAGAAATGACTCTTCTTTAATAGAGCATAGTGGATTAATTTGTTTAGACTTTGATGGTTATAAAACAAATAAAGACTTGCTCCAGGAGAAAGAAAGACTAACAAAAATTAAATACGTTTATTCTGTATTTATATCGCCAAGTGGCAAAGGTCTAAAGGTATTAGTTAAGATACCTAAAGACGTAGATAATCATAAAAATTATTTTAATTCTCTTAAAAAATTTTTTAAATCTGACTACTTTGATGTAACATCAAAAAATGTATCACGAGTTTGTTACGAGTCTTATGATCCATTAATTTACATTGCAAAAAACTCAAGTATATGGGACAAGATTGAGGAACAAGAGTATGTAGAAAAAATTAAATATAAAGACAAACCAACCATACCATTAACAGATGAAAACAAAATTGTAGACATACTTGTTAAATGGTGGGAAAAAAAGTATGGATTGAACAGTGGGGAAAGAAATAACAATGTGTTTATATTGGCTGCCGCATTTAA